ACTCTAGGCCATGCCCGAAGGCATGGTTTCTGGAGGAGGCATTGACTCGCTACGCTTCCCGTCATCGTTGACGGTACTGCACTCTAGCGAATCGTATTGAACGGACTGCGTTGACTAGTCCGCCTAGTTTCAGCGCACTTCTTATTGAATGCCGTGATTAGGCGAGTGCGTCTTCAAATTGTCGAAAATCTTTTGCAGGGCCGGAATTACGGATTTACTTACAACATCCTTGACCGGCAGCAACCACTCATGCCTTGCCTGCGTCTTGCCTTGTCTGATTTATTGAGTACTATTATACTCAAATTGTCTAAATAATGTCAAATCAAACGCCTAACACTTTAAAGAATTAAAGACTGATAGGATTGATTTGCATCAGACTGGCTTGCGATTGCGTTGCCGTGTCTGACGATGGAACAAGTATAAGATGAAACGTCTGATCATGTCAAATGAACCCCTTACAAAACGAGAGATCATCTTTTGTCAATCATATTTGGCAAATGATTTCAATGGTTTGAAAGCATTACAAACAGCAGGATATTCCGACACAAATTCGACAACAGCAATTCGGCGTATTCTCGAACGTCCGAAAATCAAGGCATATTTAGATGAACTACAAGCAACAGCAGCAGCAGCAGCGACCTTGTCAAAAGCATGGGTCATCGGGGAAGCGATGAACCTATACAAGGAAGCGATGGCAGCGAAAGCATTCGCACCGGCTGCGAAAGTATTAGGAATGCTTGGCAGCGAAGTTGGGGCATTACAAGAGAATAAACAAATAAATCAGACTGTTACTGTTGAACATATGCTAGGCAATATCCCAAAAGGATTGGAGCAATCACCAAAACAAATCAATTGATTTTCCGTTTTCTCAAGAAATCAGGAAAAACCAGGTTATATGCAGAAAGTTAAATAAACAAATACTGGATATTCAAATCAATAAACATTTGAAGATCTTGATATCTGAATCTTTTGATCTTCAAACATTCAAAGATTAACCCCCCTGGCCCTGGCCAGGGGTAGCCCCCTTATATATATTAGGAGTCCCCTAGTCATTTCCACCCCCAACCTCCATGAACAACCGATCTTATTGTCTTTGCACGGCGGCAGAATGCCCCCGAAGGGCCTTTTGCGCCCGTCACGTCACGAACATCCCCACTTCAACATGGGGAGTCCCAGCGGATTTATCCTCCTGGTGTCGCCCGATGATGGGAGCAGCGGGATTCCTCCCCAAGAAACCCACTAACGATGGAACCAACGACGACGCCTGAGTCCCACCCGGACTACGAGGCTCTCAAGCAGATTGTCACAACAGCGTACCATTTCCCGATGTGGTACTACCAGCATGCCTTGAAGGTCCAGCAGTTTGGCAGTGGCGAGTTGATTCCGTTCATCTTGAACCCGATCCAGTACATTTTGCACCGCATCGCGGAGCGTCAGTTACGCGAGCAGGGCCAGGTGCGTCTGATCGTCCTCAAGGCCCGTCGGTTCGGCGTCAGCACATGGGTCCAGGGGCGGTATTTCCACCGTGCGGCAACGAGGGAGAACAAGAATGTGATGATCGTCACGCACTCCCGTGCGGCGACGAACAGCATGTTTGGGATGTCGAGGACGATGGAAGAACACTTACCGCCGATTTTGAAGCCGGAGGTCCGGTATTCGGGCAAGAACGAGTTGGTATGGGGCAAGTTGGGCAGTGAATACGGCTTGGCGACAGTAGGAGGCCGTGAGGTACGGGGTAGCAAGACGGATTTCCTGCACTGTTCGGAGGTTGCCTTCTGGGGAGACGGTGGCGAGGACTACCTGACGGGCTTGTTGAACACGGTGGTGCAGGGGTACGAGACGGAGGTGATTTTAGAATCCACCGCCAACGGGGTAGGCGGAGTATTTTACGACATGTTTTGGGATGCGGAGGCAGGGGACAGTGGTTTTGAGGCGGTTTTCATCCCCTGGTACTGTTATTCGCACTACAAGAAGTCGTTTGGGACGTTGGAAGAGCGGCAGGCGTTTTTGGACATGGTGGGAACAGACGCGAGGTATGGGGGAGAGGAGGAGAGGTTGTTGTTGGAGCAGGAAATTTCCTTTGACGTAGGGGAGGACCCGTTGGCATCGATGGTTCCATCGGACATTACGATTCCGGCGGTTCAGTCGGCATCCTCCACTACCGAGGAGGAAGCAGGAGAGAACCCGAACGAGTTCATTTTTCGGGTGACGTTGGAGCATTTGCATTGGAGGCGGGAGTGCATTCGGACGCAGTGTCAGGGGGATTTGGACAAGTTCCACCAGGAGTATCCGACATCGGCGAGGGAGGCATTTGTCACAACGGGACGTGGGGTATTTGACCGGGAGGTACTGAACGAGTTGTACATGAAGTCGCAGAAGCTGATGCGGGAAGATCCGGCATGGCAGTACACGATTCCGGTGAAGAAGCGCAAGCCGGATGGTCGCAATGCGTACTTGCTGGAGCCTGTGGAGGCAGCTGGAGAGAAGGCGGCAGAGTTGACGGTATGGCGGATGCCGAGGACAGGTCGGGAGTATCGGATTGGGGCAGACGTATCGGAGGGGATAGAGGTAGGATCGCGGGACACGGACTACAGTGTTGCGGTAGTTCTGGACGCAGAGACGTATGAGGAGTGTGCGACCTTGAGGACCAAGATCGACCCGGATTTGTTTGCATGGCAGTTAACGGCCTTGGGACGTTGGTACAACGAGGCGTTGCTGACGGTGGAAAGCAACAACCACGGGCTGGTAACGCTCAAGTTTCTGCAGGAGTTCCACAACTACCCGAACCTGTACTTTGACAAGACGTTAGACGAGAGGTCGAACCGGGCAACCCGCAAGATTGGGTTCAAGACATCGGTGAAGAGCAAGCCGGTCTTGGTGGACTACTTACGGGAGTTGCTCCGTGAGCGTGAACTGGTCGTACACAGCCCACGGGTGATTGACGAGTTACAGACGTTTGTTTTTTTACCAAATGGGAAGACGGCAGCCCAGTTGGGATCGCATGACGACTGTGTGATGGCGTTGGCATTGGCAGCATTATCTTGCAAGTTGCACCCCTGGAGCAGTGCGCCTCGACGTGGGGACACTTGGCATGGGGCATCCCAGTACGAGCAGACGCAGTGGGGGGTGTACATACCGCCGAGCATATAGTATTGAGATTTAGACAGATTTAGACATAATGGCTAGGAAAAAACGCAAAAAACGTCCTTCCAGTCCCAGTGTACCGCCGCCGCCAACGCCGACGCCGGTACGGTGGGCTGGTGGGGGAACCCCCAGGGGCAAACGACGCAGGAAGAAGAGACATGGGTAGTTGGAAATCGGGGCGTCGTGGTTGGGGAAACTACGAGGACTTATCGGGCAGAAGGTTTGGCCGTTGGACGGTGCAGTACCGTGCAGAGGACAACGAGTGGGGTCAGGCGATGTGGTTCTGCGTTTGTGATTGCGGATACAAGGCGAGAACGCAGGGCAAGGTATTACGGAGTGGGAGATCCCGTTCCTGCGGGTGTTTGAAGTCGGAGATGGTATCGGAGCGGATGAAGCGGCAATGGAGGGACGGGACTTTCGCACGGTCGGAACAACGACGGAGTCGGCAGAGGAAGACAGATGAAGTATGGCAATAGGAAGAAACCTCGTCAGCAAACCAGCAAGGGCTACGCCTTGAGGACGCTGGACATAGGAGCCTGTGGGTGTTGCACCCCAGCCAGGTAACCATCAACACCAACTCTCGTAGGAGTAGAAGGGTATGTACGGAAGCAAGAGCAAAATGATGAAGAAGCCTGCAGGGAAGTCGGCAAAGAAGATGTCTCCGGCGATGCAGAAGCAGATGATGATGATGAAGGCCAAGAAGGGGATGAAGAAGAAGTGAGTCCAGAGAACGAAGAAAACTACGACGTGATCGTAGTGGACATGGACCCGTTGTTGGACGAACTGGTAGAGATTCGGGCGTTGTTGGAGCGGCTGGTCTACCACATTGAGGACCGTTGGAACGTAGATGAGCAAAAAGCCAAGAGTCCGTAATTACCGGAGGGAGTATGACCAGTTTCATGCAAAACCGGAGCAGAAGAAGGCCCGTGCCGCAAGGAACACGGCCCGTCGGCGCATGGTGGGAGCGGGACGCCTTACGAAGGGGGACCGCACCCGCGAGGTCGATCATCGCGATGGAAACCCAAGAAACAACAAGCCGAGCAATTTGCGAGTGATCAGCAAAAGAGCGAACCGGAAGAAGCAGTAATGGCAGTATTTCCAGAGGACGCAGAAGAAATTCTAGA